TCTATTACTTCAAGGTATATTCAAGAGATCCGGATGATCTCTCGAGTAATCCTCGTCGAGAAGGAGCACCGCGCACTTCACTTAAAGTATTCAAACTAACAGTCAATCAGGAAATCGTCCTTGATGCACGACTTTCAGATACTGTCCGCTGGGAAACACCAGCAGGCTCCATTGGCTCAACTTATGAAACATACGCCAGTCACTTTGCAGTAAAGGCAGTTCCTCAGTTTCAGGTAAATGGTATCTCTTCTGTGGAGAGTCAGACGATTCGCTACACCATAGTACAAGGTAGTCAGCCACTGCCTGATGGTCTTCTGCTAGATCCTGCCAGTGGTTTGATCCTTGGTAGGTGTCCATATGTGACAACCAATACCACATACCAGTTCACGGTAGAGGCGCGAGTGGTATTCGTCAACCAGGAAACTGGTGTCGTGCGATCAAGTAGTGTTGCAAGTCAGCGAACATTCAGCATCACAGTTATCAGTATCTTTGGTGTTGATTCGGTTACCACACTGCAGGTAAACATTCCAGGAAATACCAGACAAAAGATCGCCAAGTGGATCTGGGGCAACTTACCGGAATTGAGAGAACCAACCACCAGCCAGGCAAATGAATACCGGCTTCTAGGACGTGCCAATGTGTACCGCCCCAGCGACAGCTTCTTTGGTAAGAAAAGCGAGTACCGCATCTTACTTGCAGGCGGACTGAATTACACTCAGGATGGCTCCTTTATGGAGAAACTGCGCGACTATCACCACCCAACCAACTGGAGGATTGGACACCTAGCGAGTGCGCGTGCCAAATCACCGGAAGGTATCCATCTCTATGATGTGATTTACCTGACCATCATTGATCCCATGGCCGGTGCGGATGGATTTGACCTGACGAACAAAGAAGTAAACTTGAATCGTTACTTGCCGGGTCAGAAACAAACCGCAATTCCACAGTGGAACTTGAGTGCAGGCGATGCTCACTTCTTCCCCAACAGTATTCGCAACATGCGACTGGACATGCAAATCAATAGCAATCGTCAGGACTGGGCAGAACGAGGAGTGTCTGCCGCAAACCGTGGCTATGGAATGGTTGGGCGCGAAGGCTTGCCTTTGTGGATGATGAGCGAGCAAGAAGATGGACGACCAGGAAGTATCCCGGGTTATCAGACGGTTATTGAGCTCGTCCACGTAAAGGCAGGAAGTGGTCCAGGACTAGTATCAGTTCTCGCGCAAGCAGGTATGAATGAGGACCTACAAGGTACCATCATTACTGTGGATCGCTATCTCCTATTAAGCGATGGTTTTGCGTCCACAACTTTTGACTTTGATGAAGCAAGTGGTTCGATCACAACCTTTGATGGTCCGGAGAATCCACACACGCCAACAGTTCAGCTTACTTCCTTTGACAAGTCGCTGCGCTCTGAGAGTAAATACTACAAGTTCCCTCCAGGTGACAAATAGGAGATCGCATGAGTGACATTCTAGTCAAGGTCAGCCAGATCGGTCTCAATACTGACTTCCCGATTGCTGGCCAGAACAATTCCACTGAGGGCTTTCGTCAAAACGCTCGCGCAATTCTTGCTGGTCTTGTGCAGGCAACTGATGAGCTGACGAGGATCCAGAGGACCCGCTTCAACTTCAGTGGTGACGCGGTGGGTAGTTCCGCAAGTATTGGTTCCGCAGTAGTATCAGGAAATAGTGATCCAGGTCTGGAAGTTGCCTTTACACTGGGCAATGTTCTTTCCAATCCAGGTTCCTACAACACTGATAACAGTGATTACCAGTTTACCTTTGACGCCAAAGGTAGACTTACTGCCATTACACCAACCGCCCATGCAATCTCTTGGAACAACGGTCTTGGACCAAATGCACAAGTGGACATCTCTGGATCACTTGGACAGGGTACCGGAAGTCTAGTCCTTCCAGTCTTTACTTTCAACGAACGTGGACGCCTGACAAGGGCTGCTTCGGTTGCGATCCCCTATGGACTTTACGACCAGTATCTACCCAGGAACTCACTGGTTGTTGGTAACTCTTCCAATAAAACACAGGAACTTGCAGCACCAAACTCCTTTAATGCCCATCACCTGGTGTTCGATGGCGCCAATGTTTTGTGGAAAGAGATTGTTGAAACTCCGGTAAGCACTGGTACAACTACCAAGGTTGTTGGTACTCAGGGCATCTTTGCCGGTACAGTAGAGGATACTGTTACTCTATCGTTGGACTTTACCTCTGTTTCGCCAATCGACGATATTGCAGATCCTGACACGTTCGTGGTCCGAGATATCACGGCTAATGGAATCCGCACTGTTCCATTCTCATCCATTAAAAGCAAGATTGCCAAGGTACAGCTGGACAGCGCGCCAATACTTGGCGGGTCGCTTGACGTTGGTGCCTACAATATATTCTCCAGTAGCTTTTCTGGACTGAAACTGCAAAGTGCGGCTACTTCTCCGGGCTCCACCCTGACACTTACTCAGTCTGGACTAACACTGAATGGTGCGGCGGGAACAAGTGTCTCCATTGGCGCTCCAAACGTATCCCTGACTGCAGGCAACTTGCTTTTCAATGGCATAAAGTTTCCCACAGCGGGTGGTTCAACTGGTCAGGTTCTGGCACAAGGTGCCAATGGACTTGAATGGATTGTTCCCGACTATGTCAGTGATCCGCTGGACAAGGTGCTGTTTGTTACTTCGACTGGTAACAACACAACTGGCAATGGTTCGATGAGACGTCCATTTGGTAGCCTCACCCACGCAATCAACCAAGTGCCATCCAACTCTTCCGACCTCTGGACTGTGGTGGTTATGGGCGGCGTGTTCAATGAAAACGTGACAATCCAAAGTAAGAAGAGGATTGCAATCGAGGGCTTGTTTGGTTCAAGCAGAACACAAGTCAATGGCACATTGGTGTTGGCATACGGAGTCGATGAACTGCAGATGAGAAACATGCAGTGGAAGATCAGCGGCGACACCACTGAACCCATTCTGAATATTCAAAGTGGTCTGGTTCTTGGTACTATCAAAGACTGTGCCTTTATACGAGACAGAAAAGACCAGATTGCTATTTCCATGTTTGGTCAAACTACTGGTCCGGTGCGATTCGTTGAGTGTGATATCAATGGAACAGTTGACAATTACTTGGATTTGAGTCTCGATGGCGAGGTGGTATTTGCCAACCTGATTGACAAGCTGGACAAGAACATTCCAATCGTCAGCACCACTGAGGAACGAACACTTTCACTTACCGATACTGGAAAGTACATCAGGATCAACAACAGTCTACCCAACCAGTTGTTGGTTCCTTATGATGGTGAAGTAAGGTTTGCGGTTGGTGCAACCATTAGAGTAAGTCAAACAGGCTTTGGTCGAACCAGCATTTTGCCAAAGAGTGGTGTGTCCATCAATACACCAAATGGCTACGTTCTGAGAAAGCGTTTTAGTTCCGCAATACTAACCTATGTGGGACAGAACATTTGGGATTTGAGCGGTGACTTGGATGAGAGCATTGAACTCGATCCAGTGATGACCGTTGATAGCGACCAGATCACCGCTGATAGTGATCAGATCACCGTTGACAACGGCTAAGGAGAAACAACATGGCACAACAAACTATCAATGTTGGAACCGTGGCCAATGACGGCACCGGTGACAAACTAAATCTTGCGATGAGCAAGATCAACAACAATTTCGACGACCTCTATGAGAACAAGGAACCATCTATTGACTTTGGTAGCCCAAGCCAATACTTCAATGGAAACAAGGAGTGGAAGAACCTAGATCTAACGGCCGTCACCGGACTGCAGAGCGCACTGGATTCCAAGTATCCAAGGGCGGTATCACCGGCTCTGGACTAACCACTGCAAGCGGTGTACTACTGGGACGTACCACCACCAGCACGGGCGCCATTGAAGCACTGGACAGCTTGGCAACCAAGACCTTTCTAGGTCTGGAAAACGTCAGCAACACCAGTGACGCTAACAAGCCAATCAGTACGGCGGTATCCACGGCACTGGCCGGCAAGGAACCAAGTATCGCGGGAGGAACCAACAACCAGTTCCTACGTGGAGACAAAGTATTCACCGCAGTAACCAAGACCAATGTGGGACTTGGATCGGTGGACAATACTTCGGATGCCGATAAGCCAATCAGTACCGCAACCGCTACTGCACTTGGTAACAAGGCTGCACTTATCCACTCCCACGCGATATCAGACGTAACCAACCTACAAACCACTCTAGATGGCAAGGCCCCCACATCGCACACCCACAGTATCTCGGATGTGACTGGACTGCAGAACGCACTGGATGCCAAGGCCAATGCTACCACGGTAGTCCACAGCACCACGTTCTTCCTACGCAGCAACATGGTTCCCAGCCAACCAGCCGTTGATGTGGTTGATTACAATTACTCCATTGTACTCGCTAACTCAGTGGCCCGAGCAACTGTGGCCAATACTGTTGACGTGGTCTTTACTATCAAGAAGAACGGCTCGGACATTGGTACGATTACATTCCTCGCCAACAGCACCTTTGGCACGATCCAGGTGCCCACCAGCGGCAACCTCGCGGTAGTGGCCGGTGACTATATTGAAGTATATGCACCCGCAACTAACGTGGACAACTTGGCCGGCATGACCGTTGTTCTAAAGAACTAAACAAAGGGCCCAGAGTCTGTAATGGACTCTGGGCTTTTCCATGACTGATAAGTAGAACATCAAGCAGGAGAACAACTCATGACCCAACTCTCATTACCACTTGTCCATGTTGGCCCTGAAGCAGAAGCAGATAGACTAACAGAACAAGGCCTGGAAGTAATGAAGTGTAGGGTATATGTTTGCACCGTGGCACGAGGACATAGAACGTGGGCAGATGGATGCAGACCATCCCTGGACTGCCTGCTCCGCTATAGAGAGTACCTGGCAGATCACCCCCAGGATACTGGCCACCTCTACTATAGTGGACTAGTGGAACTCATAGAAGAATACTACCTGGAAAACAATAGAACAAAAGTTCCAACTCTATCAAGTTACCGCAAAGTAACGATCCAAGAAGAACTGGCCGTGGGTGTCCACGTAACTTGCCTCACTCGAACTCAAAAGAGTTGGTAAAGTTCTTGAAAGTGAAAACACTGAAGGGCCGAGGGTATAGAATCCCAGAAGTGTCATAACCCTCAGATGCGGTATTCCACGCGCGCCAAATTTTTGAAGATCCTGTAAGGTTTTTCAAGTAAGAGTTTTCTCTATAGTGGAATAAAGTTACCACATGGTGCCTCTATAGTGCCTCTATAGTGGACAACCTACTCCCAACAACCCGTGAAATTGGCCAGAAGACCCGTGAAGTTCCGCGAGCGCGGTCCCGGTTACGTGCCTGAGGCTGGGCGAAACATGGTCGAGAGTTAAATGAACGCGCCCACAGAACGCCCACAAACATGGAAAGCGCCGCGCAAAAGATTTCCAAGAACTCCCACAAAGTGCCCCAAAGCAGTTAAAACAAAGGATAAATAGAACAGCGGAAACACCCACTATATGTTTCCAAGTATGCGCCCCGCGATGCGCCCTATAGTAGAGCAAACATGCATTCCACTATAGAAAAGTTTCCCATAAGATAGAAACAACCTCGAGAAAACCTCCAACCATGCCCGCGCAAAATGTTGGCGCGGAGCGCGTGTCAAAGTGGCACTGGATGCTTTTCAGGAATCCCATAAGTCCCAGCAGCAATCATCCCCATAGTAGCGGGAACCACCCCTATACTGAACACGACAGTAATGAGTACGTCTATAGTAGAGTAGACTCAGGATCCACGAAGTTCCTATAGAGGACTCCTCTATACGTTACCAATAGCTGTTCTCCCTATAGCCAAGACTATAGTAGAGAAGAGAGTCACTATAGCTATGGGGATAGTGGAAGCACTCCAGGACCTCTATAGAGGGATAAGAGGACTCAGAGTCCTGAACGCTCCCAGGAGCGTGGGCAAAGCTGGAAAAGGCCCAGATATCACTAGAACTGTGGTTGTGGTGGAAGATTTATTTATGATTTTCTATACTTGTCTGTTAACTCTAAGTCGCAGTTTCCTGCCCCTTTGATACTTCTATATGGTGTGGAAAATAGGACAAAAATGGTGTTTAATTCACTCTTTTATCCGCTATGTGTGTTCTGCATTATGGGGTATTATCCTGTGTGTTCTGGTGTAGTGTGTAACCAGAGTTCTCCTCTGTAGTGTGTTCTGGTTATCCTCTATGGAGTCTCTCTATAGAGAGGAAATGAGTTCTCCTCTATAGGGGTTAGAGTTGACTCCCATGGACTCTTCCACTATAGAGCGGGTTATGACTAGTGTTGTTCTAGAGTGTGGGAACCCTGGATTGTTCAGGCCGCTTGGTACCTTGCGGGTTACTGGTCGCTTATTGGAGTGGCTTTGGTCTCGTGAGATAGAGTATGGGATTTTTCCCATAGAGGGTTTTATTGGTGGATACCCAGTGGCATATGA